GAGGGACGCCACGGAGGCCGCCACGAGGGTCGCCACGTGGGACGCCACGGAGGCCGCCACGGAGGCCGCCACGGAGGCCGCCACGGAGGACGCCACGTGGGACGCCACGGAGGACGCCACGGAGGCCGCCACGGAGGCCGCCACGTGGGCCGCCACGTGGGCCGCCACGTGGGCCGCCACGAGGGACGCCACGTGGGACGCCACGGAGGACGCCACGTGGGACGCCACGTGGGACGCCACGAGGGACGCCACGAGGGACGCCACGGAGGCCGCCACGAGGGTCGCCACGTGGGACGCCACGGAGGCCGCCACGGAGGCCGCCACGGAGGTCGCCACGAGGGCCGCCACGAGTGCCGCCGCGAGTGCCGCCACGTGGGACGCCATGAAGGCCGCCACGGAGGCCGCCACGAGGGCCGCCACGAGGGACGCCACGGAGGCCGCCACGAGGGCCGCCACGTGGGATGCCACGTGGGATGCCACGGAGGCCGCCACGGAGGCCGCCGCGTGGGCCGCCACGTGGGACGCCACGTGGGACGCCACGGAGGCCGCCACGGAGGACGCCACGTGGGACGCCACGAGGGACGCCACGTGGGCCGCCACGAGGGACGCCACGTGGGACGCCACGGAGGACGCCACGAGGGACGCCACGGAGGCCGCCACGACGGACGCCACGAGGGCCGCCACGGAGGCCGCCACGTGGGACGCCACGTGGGACGCCACGTTGGAGGCCACGAGGGACGCCACGGAGGACGCCACGTGGGACGCCACGGAGGACGCCACGTGGGACGCCACGTGGGACGCCACGTTGGAGGCCACGAGGGACGCCACGGCGGACGCCACGTGGGACGCCACGGAGGACGCCACGTGGGACGCCACGGAGGACGCCACGTGGGACGCCACGTGGGACGCCGCGAGTGCCGCCACGGAGGCCGCCACGAGGGCCGCCACGAGTGATGCGGTACGCCGTCCCGCCAATTGGGGCGAGCAGTGGTACGTTCTGAACGGGGATCTCAGGCATTGTGCCCACATGCTGGGGGTCGGGAAGGCTGGTCTCCAGTGTGCCGCCGAGGCGTGGCGACTGTGGCAGGGTGGGAACCAGTGGTCCGGGTGGGATGCGTTCCTGGGTTTCTTTCGGCACGTTGTCAAGTTGGGGGAGAGTCACGGGGTGGACTACCGCGCCTACGATGCCTGGGAGACGCTGTCCCGCCACTCGGGGCCCCGCATCGTTCACGCCGATTTCTGCATCATCTCAGATCGGCCCGCTGTCCTGACCGTGGATGAGCGCAATCGGCCCCACAACGACACGGGCCCCTTCTGCCGGTGGCGGGATGGCTCCGCCCTCTATGCCATCCATGGCGTCCGCGTCCCCGCCTGGGTGATCGAGCAACCCGAGCGCCTGACGGCCGAGTTGATCACGGCCGAGGAGAACGTCGAGGTCCGGCGCGTCATGCTGGAGCGCTACGGGGCGGGCCGCTACCTGGAGGACACCAAGGCGGAAGTGCTGGACGCGAGCGACTACGGCACCCTCTATCGCGCCCAGATCCCGGGCGATGAGCCGCTGGTCATGGTGCGACTGGTCAACTCGACGGCCGAGCCCGACGGGTCCTTCAAGGACTACTGGCTCCGCTGCGACCCGGAGTGCCGCCCACTGCTAGGGATGGACGCGAACGGCGAGCGGTTGTTCGGCGAGCCCCAAGAGCTGCGCGCCCGCAACGCCGTGGCCGCGTCGTTCGGACTGCGGGGGGACGAGTACCAGCCTGTGGTGCAGACGTGATGCTTGTCTTGTCGCTCTTCCCCGGCATCGGCCTTCTCGATCGTGGGTTTGAGGAGGAGGGATTCTGCGTCGTCCGGGGGCCGGACCTGCTCTGGGGTAGCGACATTCGTGACTTCCATCCGCCACCGGGCCGATTCGACGGGGTAATCGGAGGACCGCCCTGCCAGATCTTCAGCATTCTGAAACGGCTGAACCCCAGAGCCGGTGAAAAGCACGGGAACCTTATTCCCGAGTTCGAGCGCGTTGTGCGGGAGGCGGCGCCCGTGTGGTTCTTGATGGAGAACGTAGAGGGGGCGCCAGTGCCGAGCGCGCCGGGCTACTATGTGCAATCGCAGTTGCTTCGGGATCATTGGGTGGGCGGGGTGACCTCGCGATTGCGTCGCTTCTCGTACGGCAGCACAAATGGAAAGGGACACCCGATTTCCGTGGCCACATTGGCACTTCACCCATACCCCAAGCCGGCAGCTCTGGCCAGCGGATCGGGCCGCGAGCAACCAGTTCGACTCGGCGGCTCAGGCCGACCCAAACGGACGACGAGCGACGGACGCTTGGTGCGGTCAGGCCCGAATCCCGGGGCCCGAGCGACACGCGAAGACATGTGCCGTAAGCAGGGACTTCCGCTTGACTTTCTCGCAGACGCGCCCTTTACCGAGAGCGGCAAGCGCAAGATGATTGGCAACGGCGTGCCACTTGCGCTGGGGCGGGCAATCGCCCGAGCGATCAAGACGGGCACCGGGGAGTGCGCATAAGCGATGATCTGTCAACCTGATCTCATCCGACTGCGGCCGGTGCCTGCCCTCAAGGGTGACGTGCAATTGCTCGGCCGCACACGCGAGGGCTACCTGAGCACCTTCCAGTGGCCAGCGCGGTGCATGGTCCCCGGCTGTGCCCGCCCGCTACGACCGTCCGATGTCGGCCACTTCGCCATCTGCGATCACTGTGAGTTCCCCGATGCCTAACCCCAACGCGCACGACCCGAAGCAGGAGGTGATGCCCAATGCCACGGAAGATGTCTCAGGAGGAGGCGCGAGCCAGAGGTCTGATATGACTCCGGCCGGTCGTGAGGTCTCAACAAGTGAGGCGGATGTAGCGGACCTTTCCCGTGACGACCCGACGCGCGACCGGCTGGCGGAATGGAAGCGATTTGCTCCCAAGCATCTCAGTCTTGGATGGGAGCAGCGTGTGCTCTATCTCAATTGGGTACGCAAGCGGCGGGGCTACGAGGGAGAGACAGCGTGGGAGAAGCACAATCGCATGAAGACGGTTACTGCCGAGAACGCGCGGCAAATGGGTCGCAGCATAACCGTGGAGCAGCCCCAACCCCGGAGCGAGGGACATGAGTGATACGATCGAGATACCGCGCGGACATTGGGCTGAGCCTATCGTCAAAGCGTGGGTGGACCGGGGAACTACGGAGTACTGTCCCTACATGAGTCGGGGCAAAACCGTCGACGGTAATGAGATGCGCTATCTAAGCCTTCGATTTCGGCTAGATGACGGCAAGTTCCACATGGTTGAAGTGCTCATCACTGAGCCGATAAGTGCCGAGAAGCCTGATGGCATTAATGTACTTGACACACCCAACGGCGCGGGGCCAGTTTGAGCCCGCCCGCTGGGTACTCGTTCATCGCACACCTAGGCGGGGCGGTCTTTGGTAGCCTTTTATCCTCCTGGAATTGGCATTCCGCGCACCGCATCGTCCGCACGACGGCACCCTTGTTTCCCATTGAGCGATGCAGCTTGGATTCGCTAACACGGAACTCAAGCGCGCCGCACTTCGGGCACTCCTCCCCAGGGCAACGCCTGAGCCTGTCTTCAAGCACGGCAATGCGCGCTTCCACCGCATCGACGCATTCCGGTGTCTCGGTAAACGCGTTTCCATTTCGGCCACTTGCCGAGGAGTGAGAGAATGTTGTCTAGCGTCGAAGACATGAGCCCTCCGGCTGTGGCGAGCGACCATACGTCGGTCAGCATCGTACGGGTGCACCAAGTATCTAACGGCGTAACGGTTTCTCGCCTCCGGTCCGGCGCTTTCGCCGTCTCGGTACACGATGGCGACCAGCGCGCGATTGTGGAGATAACCGTTGACCAGCTTCGCGCTTTCGCGACCCAGCTCGCTCGCTTGGCCGCTTAGAGCTGGACCCTCCCAAATGACTGAGGAGAAAATGACCGACCGACAGAAGCTGTTCCTCGCCGCCGTCGCGCTGGTCGTCGCCTACGCGCTGCTCGCCTGGTGGGCGGTGGGCGGCCCACGCGTGGAGTACTGATGCTGGCACCGGACACCGTCTACGTTTATCGCGCCTGCCACGCCTTTTACAGCGCCTTCGTCCCAGAATGGGACTGGGGCCTATGGGCAGGCATCACGGTCTTGTGGGGCGCGATCATGCTGCGCGACAGGCCGCGATGACCGGCCGCTGGCAGCGCCGTCGCCGTCCCCGGCCCGACTGGCTCTGGCTCTTGGCCATGACCTGCTTCATGGTCTGGCTCCTCCACTGGTTCGCCGCCAATTGCACGACGGCCACCTGCCTGGCCCCGTTCACCCGCCACACCACGGCGGCCCCATAAGCTGGCCCTAGCGCGCCGGTCCGTCCCGCCGTATCGTCTCAGCCCCCGTCCTGCCCTTCGCTGAGGTCCCCCATGGATTACGAGAAGATCCTGCACGCGCTCGCCGATTACCCGGGCACCGGCGTCGGCAGCTATCGCACACCCGCAGGCTACTGCGCCCTCGGGTGGCTGGCCAAGAAGGCCGGAATTGAAGAGCGCGATTTGCGCGAGATGGGCGTCGTCGAAACCTTCCTGTTCGCGGAGTACGGGCTGCAGCATGAGACGCAAGTAGCGCTCGCAGCGCACAACGACATGCTCGCCATCAACGGGCTCATCGTGACGCCCGAGCACCGCGCCCGCCGCGTCCGCCAGTTCGTCCAGGGGCTGCGGGACGGGTTGGTGGCCGACGTCTCGCTCAGCGACGCGCTCGAGCAGGCGTTCCAGGAAGGCGAGACGGAGGCCATCGACCAGCCGATCGGCACGGGGGCCCCGTGACCACCCTCGCACAGATCCAGACCCCGCCGCCCTCCGAAGCGGTCGACACGAGCGAGGACGCGGCCGACCAGATCGCCCCCTACGTGCACCACTTGCGGGGGGCGGTGCTGCGGCGGTTGCGGTACATCGCGTTGACCGATGACGAGCTAGAGCAGTCCACCGGCTTGAGCCACCAGTGTTGCTCGCCGCGGCGCCGCGAGCTGGTGCAGGCCGGCCTCGTGGAATGGACCGGCGAGCGGCGCGCCACCAGAAGTGGGCGGACCGCACGGGTCTGGCGGATCACGACCACCGGCCTCCGGGCTCTCGAGATGCTGGGATGAGAGCCCGGCTGGTCAAACCCGAGTTCTTCCGCGACCGCAAGATGGGCCAACTCGGCCCCGTGGTCGCGCTGGTCTACCAAGCCCTGTGGGTCAGCGCCGACGATTACGGCACAGCCCGGGCCGATCCCGAGCAGCTCAAGGGCGACATGTTTACGTGGTGGGACAGCGTGTCCTGCGCAGACATTGCGCAGGCTCTGCAGACCCTTGCGCACTGTAAAAGAGTGACTCGGTACACCGTCGGCGATGAGACCTATGCCCGGATTCTGAACTGGGACAAGCATCAGAAAGTCCACATGCCCGGCAAGTTCCGCTATCCCCGCACCGGCACAGCACTTACGCCACCCGCCGACCCCCCACCCTGCGCAGACCCTGCGCAGTCCTGCGCAGACACGGCCTCTCCATTTATCCATATATCCAATACTCCTAGTACTACAACAACACCTACAACTGCAACTGCAAAGCTATCGCTCGCTGGCGCTCGCTCGTCGACCCCGACCGCCAACGGCAACGCGGCAGAGGCAGCCGCACAGGTGCTCCTGCCGGTGGTGCAGGCCACGGATCGGCGCGACCGCCGGGACCACCGGGAAGGCTTGGCCGCCAAGCTCGTCTTTGCGTACTGGGCCACGCGGCTGGGCCATCGGCAGGCCAAGGCCGACCTCGTGCGGCTCCGGCGCATTCGGAGCCGCCTCCGCGAGGCGGGGGGCGACCCGCACGACTTGCTCTACGCCGTCGACGGCGCCGTCCGCGACGACTGGACCATGGGCCGCGATGCCAAGACCAACGGCAAGCGCTACGATAGCATCGAGACGATTTTCCGCGACCGGGGCAAGGTCGAGGAGCTGGCCGGGCTCTGCCCCGACTGGGTCGCGGGCACCCCTCACCCCAAGGCGGCCGAGTGGGCCGCCGCACTGGACCAGACCAATGGCGATTTGGGTGCAGATGACGGACCGCTTCGGCCAGCGCTTCAACCAGTGGCGACGGGAAACCCGGACGGAGTCTATGCCGGATAACGGGGGCCCCTGCGTCTGCTGCAACGCCGCCGACGGGCTGCACGACTTCGCCATGCACGCCGCGTGGCGCACCGCGATCCCTGGCTTGACCGCCGTGCCGGACGGCCCGCTGTCAGCGCCTCGGGCCGTATCCAGCTACCAGGACGACTGATGCCGCGCTTCCCCGAGCAGGTCGACCGGAACGCCGCCATCCTCGAGGCGAGGCTCCAAGGCGAGTCCCTCCGCGCCATCGCGCAGCGCTACGGCGTCTCCGTCCCCCGCATCCGGCAGATCCTGGCGCGGGAGATCGCGCGGATGGTCCGGCCGCGCTATGACGGCCCCGGCCATATACCGGCTGAGGCGTGGCAGGCGGCCGACGCGCCGCCCGCGGGAGAGCCCCATGCCCAGGACTAAGGCGCAGGTGCGGGCGCTCCTGGCCCCGACCGAGCACGCCGAGCAGCGGGCCGTTGTGGCCTGGGCCCGGACGATGGAGCCCAAGTGGCCGGAACTGGCGCTGCTGTTCGCCATCCCCAACCAGGGCCGCGCTGGCGGCCGCCAGGGCGCCCGCTGGGGCGCGAGAATGGCCGAGGAGGGCTTGCGGGCCGGTTTGCCCGATCTGATGCTTCCTGCGGCCCGCCAGAGGCCTTTGCCACAGTCGGGCTCGTTTCACGGGGTGTTCGTCGAGATGAAACGCTCGGTCGGCGGCCAGTTGAGCCCGGCACAGAAGCAGTGGCTGGGCGCCCTAGAGGCGGCCGGGTACTTCTGCGTGGTCGCACCGGGCGCGGCCGTCGCGATCCGCGCCCTCGAGTGCTACCTAGCGCTTGGGCCAGCTCCGGGACAGCTCGGCGTAGGCCCAGCCGAGGAGGTAGCCCAGCCCCGCCAGGAGCCCAGCCCGGGCCACCAGCGTCGAGAGCGGCAGCGGGAGCGGCACGGCTAGTGCCGCCCCACGACGACGCCCTGGCCCGCCAGATGCGCCAAGATCGCCAGGCGCTGGCGGGTGAGCCGGCGGTAGCGGGAGCACTCCAAGCGGGCGAGCGCCAGATCCGCCAGAGTGAACCGGCCAACTGCGTGTCCGGTTTCCCGGCACCAGCGGATGTAGCCCACGACGTCCCGCGCCCGCTGCTGGTACGCGTTCGCCTGGAGCCGGCACTCCTCCGCCGTGCGGGGGCGGAATGCCTCGTGCTGGGCGACGAGCGAGAGCGGGCCTTGCGGCCCAGTCCCGTCGCTGCTATGCTGGGCCTCAAATGTGCTGCCGACCGCCGCGCTGGGCATCATCGATCCTCCTGTGTGAACGAGTGTGAACATCGCGCGTCTACCGTACCGCATCCCGTGAGATTCGTCAAGGCCCAGATGGGCCCCGTGTCCCGATGACGAGCCTCGCCGACCGGCGTCACGGCCTCCTGCACCGGATGGCTAACCGCGAGGCCGTGGTGGCCGACGCCACCCGGGCGCTGTATCGGGGGGTGGCGGAGGTTGCCCGGGCGTGGGACGGGCTCCGGCAGCACCCGACGGACCGGAGCTACGAGGTCGCCCTCCAGGCGCGGGTCCAGGAGATGCTCCAGCCGTACACCCGCTTGGAGGCCCTCCGCGTGCCCGAGTTGTCCTACCCGGACCCGCTGCTCACCCGATGAGCGCCAGCATCCAGTGTCGCCGGTGCGGGGTCGACCAGCCGGCCACGGAGATCCTGAAGCAGTGCGCGTGCGGCTCGCGGTCCTATCGCATCCTGTACAAGCCGGAGACCGCGCGGCATTCCTACGCGGACTCGGCCGGTCATCTCCAGTTCACCGATGGCGGCGCGCTCCCGCCCGCCCCGATCACCACGCCCGGCGACGCCCATGGCCCCGATTGATCTGGCCGCCCGGCTCGGCGACCGCTACATCTCGAAACGTGAACTGCTCGGGGCGGCGCAGGCGCTGGCGACCGAGTTGCGGGACGTGCAGCGGAGTCTGGCCGGGGCCGTGCTCGTCAACTACGTCATGGCGATCCGTGCGGGCGGCGAGCTGCGGCTCACGCACCAGGAGATCCTGGACGCCACCGGCGGCACGGTCCGGGTGAGTCATGCCGCCAACGGCGAGTGGGTGCTGACGGCGATGGCGGACGCGACCCAGCCGTACGTCCAGGCGATGACCGAGGCGGAGATGGTCGCCTACGAGGCCAAGGTCCAGGCCGAGGAACGGGCGCAGGCCACGGGCGGTGGCAAGGGGAACGGGAGCCCACCGCCCACGGCGGCACTGGAAGGGGACGACGTGCTGGGCGCGCCCTCGTCGTGACGGGTGCCGTCGAGATCCGGTTCACGATGCCCGCAGAACACGCGGCGGCCTTCCGCGCCGCCATCGAGGAGATCAGCGAGGAGTTGGGCGGCCGACTCCAGGGGAGCCACAACTTCATGCGCGACCGGAGCCTCACGCACGCAGTAATCGGCATGAACGCATGCCGGGCCGCTGTGTGCCGCGTGGTGCCCCGCGCCGACCCCAACTACCCAACGCGCTGGTTTTTCAGTCGGCGCCCGACGGTCGACGAGGACTAATGCCAACGGAGGCGCTATGTGCGCGATGTCCATGATTGGCGATTTCTATAGCGACAAGTACAAGCACAAGCCGTACATTCAGCCCTGGCCGAGTGTGTCGCCCAGCACGCCGCTGACGCCTATTTTGACCATCCCGGTCGCAGAGCTGGAGCAACTCAAGCGGGACGTAGCGGACATGAAAGAACTGCTCCGGCGGGCCAAGAAGTACGACCAGGACAACAAGGAGCCGGCGTGCGAGATCGAGGAGAAGGTCGCCTTGCTCCGCGCCTTGGCCAAACCGGTCGGCGTCGATCTCTCCGATGTGCTGGCTCCCAAGCCGGCGAGCGCCTCACCGCTAGGGAGCGCCGCCCCGTTCAACCTGGTCCAATCGAACCCCGGGGCCAGTCCGGGGCTCCAGATGGGCGTCGGGGGGGCCCTGACGCCGCCGGCCGGGGCCTGAGTACAGGTTGCCCATGACCGGCGTCGGTGGCAGGCTCGCCAAGATGCGGACGACGTGGTCCGCCAGCGCGTTGGTGCCGATCGCGACATTGCCGGGGCGAGCCGAGAGGGCCTGCGCGCGGGCGCTCGTGTAGCGATCCACGTGGGACTGGAGCCAGTGCTCCTGCGGGACCGTCGTCAACGGAGAGGCCATGTCATTCCTCATCACCTGTATTCTGATCGCGATCGCCTGCTGGTGGCATCTCAGCGTGGACCGCTGAGCAGTCCGGGAGCCTGCTCACCGAGTTGACCCGCCGCGCCCGCCAGCGGCCCCTGGACGAGCGCGGGCACGGTCCCCGGCCCGCGGGTCGCCAGCGCCGCGAGCAGCTGGTGGATGGCGTCCGGGCCCTGCTGGCTCAGGATGTCGCCCACGCGGCCGCCCACGGCCTGGTTGGCCCAGCCGACCGCGCGCGGGATACCGGAGCCGACGAGCCACGCGCCGGCCGCGGCGGGGTGACCGGAGAGGCCTGAGCCGATCGCCTTGATCACGCCCGCGGTCTGACTCAGAGCGGGCACGTTGATGGCGTCGCGCACCGCGTGCACGAGGGCCAAGGCCGACCCCGCCGCGGGCTCCGCCGCCGGGGCGGTCGCCGCGGCCCCGCTCTGCATGAGGTAGCGCTCGGCCTCGACCCGCGCGATGACGCCGTCCAGCGCCGCCTTGTCCGGAAAGACGGACGCGAGCTTCTTGGTGGTCGCGACCGTCAGTTCCGGCATGTCGCCCGACTCCAGGTCATCGACGATCTTGTTGACCACCGCCGTGCGCGCCGCCTGCTGACCTTCGGGCGAGAGACCGCCCATGAGCGTCACGAACTCGTGCGAGCCTTTCTCGCCCCACGCCTTGACTGCTGCGGTGGCTGCTTTGCCCACCGCCTCGCTGGCCGCACCGCCCTGCCCCTCGGCCAGGTCCAGGCCCGCGGCCGGGGCCGCGCCATACAGTGAGCCGGTCCCGCCGGCCGCGAACGTCTTGACGGCGGCGGGCGACCAGTTCCGGTTGTCGGCGGCGATGCGGGCCAGGAGGGCCTGCTCCGCCGCCTGCTGCGGCGCCTGGATGGCCGCAGCGACCCGCCCGGGCGCGCCTGCTGTCCGTTGCGCCACCGCGGCCGCGATGTCCTGGGCCGCGGTCGGGTTGTCCGCGGCCGCACGGGCCGCCGCCTGCCCCATTTGCCCCGAGAGATCGAGCGGCATGACGGCCGCGCCGGGCGCGTCGGCCTCGAGCTGCGCCGCCCGTGCCGCGAGCGCCGGCGTGCCGCCCGGCGTGGCCTCCGCGGCGCTGGCCACGCGGCCCATGGGCAACTGGCTGCTGAGCCACCCGGCCCCGAGCCCGAGCAGCCCACCAAAGCCGCCGCCCACCGTCGCGGCCAGCGCCACCGCTTTCGCCCGGTCCGCGAGCGGCCCTTCGCTGTGGCCGGCGGCTTGAACCCCTGCTGAGAGCGCGCCCTGGGCCGCGAGCCGACCTGCGGTCTGCGCGACCGTGGCGCCCTCGCCGGCCCCCGGGATCACATAGTTGACGGGGTTGGCAATGGCGCCGAGCACACTGCCGATGCGCGAGGACCACGGGTTGTCGTGCTCCTGCTTGGCCATTGCGGCCTGCTGGTTCGCGCGGACCTCGTCGTAGGGCACCCCGTGCACGAGGTGGTAGACGAGTGCCGCTGCCTTGGGGCCCAGGCCAGCCGTGAACTGGTCCGCAAAATGCACGTTGGCGGACTCGCCCCTGCCCGGCGCATAGCCTGCGGGTAGGTGTGTGTCCGCGGCGGGCGCCGCGAGTGCGGCCACGTGGGCGTTGGCCAAGTCCGCCAACCCAAGCGCCCCGCCCGACTCCCGACGCGCGTAGGCGTCAAGGTCGGCGTCGCTCAGGGGCGTGCCGGCGGCCTGACTGGCTGCGTACGCCCGTTTGACGTTGGCGGCGATGCCCGCGGTGTCGACTGGGGCCTGGCCGCCGCCCGGATCACCGGCCAAGGAATTGGTCCACGGCTGATGCGTTGCCCGGCGTGCCGGGGGCCCCGGTCTTTTGCGTCGGCTTGAGGAACCCGTAGACCGTTGCGGGATCGTACTGGCTCATGTACTTCTGTGCCGAGGGGCGGGCGCTGTACGACTTGTCGTACAACTGCTGATATTCGGCCTTGTCGTTCTGCGCGACGTACTGGAAGAACTTGTTGAGCATGAGCGCCTGCTTGGGCGCCGGTTGGCCGAGGATGTACTTGTAGAAATCGGCGCTCGTCTTCCCGGTAAACGACGGATCGACGGTCCCCAGCTTCTCATACAGTAGCGCGCGGAGCTGCGGCTTCTGCGGCTCCAAGCTGGCGACTGCAGCGGCCACTGAGGAGAGCGCCGCGGTCCGAATATTGGGATCGGACGAGAGGAGTGCGCCGATCGTGGTGCCAGCCCGTTCGAGCACGGCAGCGCGGTCCAGGTACGGCTTGGCGGCGGCGCTCTTGGCAAATCCGCTCGCGTAGCTCAGATCGGCGTGGTCGGCAGACGCCGTCGCTCGGGTCGCTGCGTTCGCCGCCGCGGCAGCGGTCCGCTCGGCCACTTCGGCCTTGTGATCCACCGTGTCGGTCTTCTGCAACGTCGTGACCCACGCGTCTGGCGCCGTGTCATCGGGCTGGTTCGGATTGCGATACTTGCCCGTCGCCGCGTCGTACTGCGTGAGTGCGCCACCTGTGTTCACGGACTTGTATTGCCCAGTCCCCATGGCTCCCATGCCACGGAGATACGGGCGCAGCGGCTCGGCCGCCTTGGCCAGCGTCGTGGCCATCTCGAGGTCGCCGTTCCGGGCCGCGAAGTCGCTGGCCGCTGTGATCCGCATGAGCGCCTGCTGGGGCGTCTCGCCGGGCTGGGGCTGGAACATCTGCGCGGCTTGCGCCCGCACCTGCATGATGTGCTGGTTGTAGCGGAACCCGAGGCCCTGCTGCATTTCTTGGAGCCGCTGCTCCTGCGCTTGGTCGTAGGCGCCCAAGCCCTGCTGGAGCCCGACGCCCAATGCCTGCGCGGTCCCTAGGGCCGGATGGCCGCCGACGGGCGCGCTGTTGGCCAGCATCGAGAGTCCCGCCGTCAGGAGTCCCCGCCGCCTGGCGTCCGAGACCTCCTGGGGCGAGAGGAGCCCCTTGTAGCCCTCCCGCGTCGGCATGAGCCGATTGACGACCTTGTCCAGAAAACTCGGGTTCTGGCCGCCCTGGTCGTAGGAGCCTTCCTGCATACCGACCTGCGGGCTGCCTGCGCCCGCACTGGGCATCGTGGGGCCGCCCGGGATCGAGTAAGTGGGCGCCGCGAGCGGCGCCGCGCCACCGCTGCCCTGGGCTGCTGCGGCCCGCTGGGCCGCGAGCTGCATGAGGAGGGCCGATAGCGGCCCGGTCCCCGGGTCCGCGGGCGGCGACAGGTTGTCCGTCATGAGGCCCATGTCAGAGCCCCGCCGTGTCGGCGAGCCCCGCGCCGGCTGCGCCACCGGCCGGGCCGCCGAGGAGCAAGCCCCCCGCAGTCAGCCCGGCCCCCAGGATCGCGTTCCACGGGCTGCTCGACTGCTGCGTGGTCGAGGTCTGGCCGGCGGGTCCGACGTTGCCGCCCAGGAGGCTCTGCAGGGCATACTGCTGCTGCTGGAGCTGCACCTGCCGCGCGTACTCGGCCTGGTTCTGCAGCGCGCCCGAGGCGTTGAGGCCCAGGTTGGCGGCGTTGCTCGCCAGGTTCTGCGCGTTCCCGTAGCCCTGCTGCAGGAGCTGCGCGATCTGCTGCATCTGGCCCTGCCCCAACTGGTTGAGGGCCGACCCTTCGGCGATGCCGCTCCGCGAGCCGCCAAAGGCGCCCTGCGCCGTGGCTTGCGCGTCGGCGCCCGAGGTCACCTGGCCCGCCAGGTTGCCCCAGTTCTTGTTCATCGCGTCGATGACGCTTTGGGTATACGGGTTCATGAAGCTCTGCATGTCGGCGGCGTTCCCCGACAGTGCGCCCATGCCCTGGGCCCCGAGCGCCTGCGCCTGCTGGTACCCTTGGGTGGCTTGGCCGGTCAGCGGATTGAGGCCGGGCGCTTGGCCCTGGGCCTGGGCCTGACTCGCGGCGTGGATCGCGGCGATCTGGGACGCGGTGCCCGGATCGACCATTGTACTCTGGGTCGTTTTGCCCCCTTTGCTCAACTGATCCTCCCTTGCGCAGAGCGCCACGCGTCCTGCATATTCGTCGGCAAATTATGCCGCACAACAGTTTCCCAGATCGGCTGCGCATTGCGTCCGACCATTTGGCCAGCGAATGTTGGCCGTGGCCAGGGCCGACGAGACGGGACGGATATGCTGGGGTCTGGTGGGCTGATCGGCACATGACAGCGCACCGGGCGGTTTATCAACTGTTGGTCGGCCCGATTCCCTTGGGCTTGCAGATCGACCACCTGTGCCGCAACCGTGTCTGTGTGAATCCCGCGCACCTGGAAGCCGTCACCCAGCGGGAGAACATTCGGCGCAGCGACCCAGGGAAGCATCACCGGAACAAAACGCATTGTCCGCACCGGCATCCCTACAGCGGCCGCAACCTGATCGTCAGGAAGCGTACCGGTGCACGGCGCTGCCGGGAGTGCGAGCGACCATTCATGCGGGCCAGTCTCGAACGCCTCTATGCCCGTCGCCTCGCCGCTGGTCTGACAATGAGAGGCACGCCTCGTCAGCGCATCAAGCGCCGGTGCTCGACCTCGTAGCTTACCGCCTTTGGACACTCACAGTCGAGCCTCGAGCAAGACGATGGGGAGTTGACGCCACCCCATCTCTTTGGTGAGAAAGCTGCGGGACCAGCCGGGGCGGCCCGTCAAGGTCGCTCGGGTGCAGCCTTGCTCGCGTCCCCATTGCAGCACATGCGGCGTCATGAGGCGCAGCTCGCCAAGGCGGCCACCGGCCAGAAAGAAGTGCAGGCACCGGCCGGTGGGGTACTGCTCGATCTCGGTGACCATCACCGAATGTGGGCCCGTCCAGCACTGGAACCGACCGGAGGCGATCCCGGCGTCGATGTCCGTGGTGCGGTGCGTCCCTCCTGCATACCGCAGGGCATTCCCAATATGGCGGCTGCGCTCGGCCAGGTCCACAGGTCAGAGCGCAAAACTGCCGGTGGCCGGGATGAGCGCCGTCACCGCCGCCTGCACGGTCGCGTCGTTGGGCGTGAGTCCCGGCATGCTGTCGGCGATGCGGAGCCCGACCCGGTAGGCGACGTCGGTCAGGTCCCGGGCCAGATACTGGTTGGCGATGGCCGCCACCGTCGGGTCGCTCGACCCGGTCGCCGTCGTGAGCGCGACGCAGAGCGCGATGAGCACCTGGTTCTGGTATGCCGCCGTCGTGGCCAGCATGTAGGCCGCCGCGTAGGTGGCTTGGGCCATGGGGTTACGCGGCCTCGGTCACGAGCGGTTGGACCGGGTAGCTGTCGGCCGGCAACGCGTAGGCCCGGCCGGTCGCCGCGTCCCAGTGCAGGCAGAGCACGCCGCCGTGCGCCTTGATCCGGTGGCCGTGCTCGGCCAGTTTCCGGCAGAAATAGAGGTCGTCCGTCTCTTTCTGCTGGGTCTGCCCCCCGCGCTCCCGGATCGACGGCCCCGGGCAGTCGGCGTCCACGGTCAGGAACCACGGCTCCGGCAGGTCGCGGAAGACGCGGGTGCGGATCATCATGCATCCCGTGCCCAGGCCCGCACACGGGAACACGTCGCCCGCCTTCCACCGCCAGTCCACGCCGCCCCCCAGCGTCTGGAACACGATCGGCTCGGGCTCCGCCGCCTTATTGCAGTAGATCCCGCCTACCACCGCCGTCTCCGGGTCCTCCCGGAGCACCCGGAGGAGCCGCTTGCAGGCGTAACTGGGCGGGGCCGTGTCGTCGTCGATGAACCACAGGAACTCGGCGCCCTGGTCCAGCGCGTGCTGCGCGATTTGGTTCCGCGCAACGCCGACCTCGAGGCCCTTGAGGCTCATGTAGGTGACATTGAGCCCCATCGGCCAGTCCTGCGTGGCGAGCGCGAGCGCCCACTCCGGCATGACCGGCCGCCCACACAACGGAATCCCCACGGCGAGCCCCGTGTGAATCCCGCTCATATGGGCACTTCCATCCACGTCATCGTGACGTGGCCCGTATCGGCGAGCGTCCCGCAGATCACGATCGTGGACCCGGGCGCGATGATGATCGATCCGCCAAAGTCCAGGGCCTGCGCGATGTTGCTGCCCGGCGCGCCGGCGAAGGTCGTGCTGGTCACGGCGGCCGAATAGAAGGCCTTGAAGAGCACCGGCGCGACCGGCAGCTGGTAGTTGACGCTGCCCGTGGCGACCGAGCCGGCGCCGGTCGTGGCCGGGCCCAAGGCGTTGTAGATCGTCGCGCCCGTCGTGTTGGTGATGGCGGTCGCCGAGTACGGCGTCACCATGACCCCGGCCGTGAAGAGCGTGTTGGTGTTCGCCACGATCCCGGTCAGCAACATCTCGGCCTGGATGGGCACGAGGTTCTTCTTCGACGCCGCCGGGTTCGAGATGGCGAGGCCCGTGCCCGAGGTCGTGGTCAGGGCTTGCGCCGTGAACGTGACGCTCGTCGCGCTCGCGAAAAAGACGTTGCCGCGGTACGCCTGCTCGTAGTACCGGGCCTGGAGTTCCGATACGGACATCTCGCCCAACTTGCCCTGTCGGGCCTGGGCGATCGTCCCGTCCGAGAGGACTTGGGGGCCGACCTGTCCTTGTAGCAGCATTGCGGTCTACTCTCCTACCCGTTCGTGGGACTGCTATCGCTCTGCCCGCTCGGGCCGCTCAGAAGTTCGGGCTCGAAGTCGTCGGCTTTGGCCCGGTTGTCCGCGCAGGCGAGCACGACGAGTGCGAGCCGCATGCTACGGAGTTCACGCAAGATGAGTTGTAGGGTTTCGTTCACGGGCGCGGTCTCTCCAATGAGGATGGCGCCGCTCCCGACGCCGGGCGTCCCGACAAACAGGTGGCCGGTGTCCTCGGCGAAATACAACTCGCCCCACGCCAGCGGCGTGATCGCGCCGCCCGTCGTCGGGTCGACGCCCGCCACGAGCGCCGCCAGTTGGCTCTGGGCGCCGCGGAGATGTTGGTGGAGGACCAGCCGCGACATGCGTTAATACGCCCCATAGGTGCCACAGTCCTCAGCGACGGGCGCCGTGAAGGATTGGAGCGGGATGCGGGCCCAGGCGCCGCCCGTGGTCAGCTCTGTGCCGGTATTGAGATACAGGTAATTGCTGTCGTAGGTCAAGTCCGAGCCGACGCCGGTCGTGTCGCCCGCGCCGGAGGGCGTGTACTGCCAGGAGCGGGACAAGGGCTCGAGCGTCGCCCGCACGCCCGCCCCGCCCCACGACTTGGGTTGCGACTGAAACTGGGCGTAGTTGCCGCTCGAGCTGAAGGTGACGGTGCCCAGGAAGCTGACGCTGCCCGGGAACTGCTGGCCGGCGGCGAAGTTGACCAGCGCGTAGCCGGGGAAGGTCACCGTCCAGTTGCCGTTGCCCGTGGTCCACACGTCGCACGTGTCGTAGCCGCGGGCCATGACCTGCTGGCCGCTTCCGGAGATCCCGCAGATCGTGTCCGTGCCGTTGGGCGTGAGCAGCGCCTGGGAGCTATTGGCCTGCCCCCAGGTGCCCACCGCCCAGCAGAGCTTGAGGTACCGCGGGCTGCTGGCCGCGGGGAGCACGACCGTCGGGTAGGTCGAGGCCGTCGTGATCAGGATGAAGGCGTCGGCGGGCTGGACGGTATAGCTCGACCCCGCACTGAACACGGTCGGCGTCGGGATGGCCCCCGCATACGGCCACTCTTTATTGACGAAGGCCGTGGTGGCGATCTTGGTGCTGTTGTCGCCGGTCGCGGGCGTCGGCGCGGCCGCCGTGGTGGTGAACGTGGGGCTGTCGATCGGCGCCGCGCCCGTCACCTGGGCCACGCTGTAGTCGCCGGTCTGGGCCGTGACGGCGGCGGTGCGACCGAAGACGGAACTGACCGCCCCGCCGCCCGCGGCCGCGACGGTCGAGGCGCTCGTGATCACGCCGTCGGCATTGATCACGAGGACCGGGATGTCGGTGCTGTCGCCGTAGGTCCCGGGCGTGACGCCGCTGGCGGACTGCGCGGCCGCGAGCTGGTTGAGCTGCGTGAGCGCCGCCTCGATCGAGCGGCGGAGGGCGGCCTCGTTCTCCGGATCGTAGCGGCCAGGGGCCCCGGGGAGTTTGATCGGCGGGAGCGTCGTCATCGTTTTCCGCCTGGGCGGATGCCGAGCCGCATGGTGCCGAGCCGCCAGTCCTGCATGGTCGTCCCGTTCCCCGGCGTCTTGAACTCGAGTTGCACCTGCCGGGCCGTGAGCCGCACATCGGTCGGGGTGGTGAGCGTCCCGATGGTGGTGGTCACGGGGCTGGGGTCGTTCGGGTACAGCTTGGTGGTCAGGATGAGCGTCAGCCCGCCGCCCTGGTTCTGGTCCGGCACGACGCGGTCGATCTTCATGAGTCGCTCGCCGCGCGCCGAGCGGCCCCAGCCCTGCACGTCGCCCGAGCCGATCTCGATCGGGCCGGTCGTCAGGTAGGGCGTGATCGCGCCCACAACGCCGGTATTGGGCAATTCGTGCTGCTGGATCAGGCCCAGCGTGTCGACCATGAGCGGGTACTGGATGACGCCGGCCCCGATCCCGCAGGTGCGCGCCAGCCGGCCGGTGGACCAGTGGTGCTCGACCGTGTTGTAGATGACGTAGGAATTGATCTCGTTAACGGGGCCCACCGTGCTATTGGGATAGAACCACCAGACCTCGTTGTATTGCGGCACCGCCATCGCCCAGATTTTGGCGCGCTGGATGTCGGTGATGTTCCCAAATACGGTATCGCTCACATCGCACGGGATCGGCTGGACGTAGCCGTTGTACATGTAGAAATTGCCGCGCCCCATCCAGTAGGCGTTGCCGTTCAGGATCACCTTGGCGTTGGGCGCGATGAGCCCGCAGTTGTCGCCGCCCTGGATGAACCCGTAGACCAGCGTGCCGCCGACGTAGTACATGCGCCAGAGGTCGGCGTCGGTCCAGATCAGGGTCTCGCTCTTGGTCGCGGCGCCCGCCAGAATGCGCCCTCTCGTGGTGAGGGGGAAGGACCCGGCGCTATTGGAGATCAGGCCGCCCCAGACCGCATAGGTCTCCTGGCTCGCCCACTGCACGGTGCGCGGATCGCCCGCGCCCAAGGCCACCAGGAACTTCTCGGGCGTCACCACGACGGCGCGGCACAAGGGGGCCTGGTTGGCCGTGCCGGTGACCGCCGTGCCATTCGTGATCGTGGCGGGGACTGTGGGCAGGATCGACACCGTCACTTGATTGCCGGACGCGGTGGCGTTGGCCGTCGCCGTATACTGGGTCCCACTGACAGTGAAGGTCTGGCCCTGGAGCAGCGTGCCGGTCATCGTGGTGGCCCCGAGCACGATGCTACTGGCGCCGCCCGACGTGCTCCCGACGGTCACGATCGGGCCCGTGGTGGTGAGCGCCCACGTCGGTGTGGCCGCCGGGGTCCCCGTGGCGGCCGGCCAGACATACAGTTTCTGGTCGCTCGTGCATACGGCCGCCAAGTAGTTCCCGAACGCGTCCATGGTCCACGTATCGGGGTCGATCGTGATGAGGCCGACCGCACCGACATTGTAGAGCCCGGAGCCATAGGTCGCGCTGCCGTAGGCGCCCGGGACCGTTGTGCCCGCGTCGACCAAGCCCGTCGTAAAGCCCGATGGCGTCTCGTCGTAGAGGATCCCGCCAGCGATACAGTAGAGCTTGGACGTCGTACCGAAGGCCATGAGGAGGCTGCCGTCGCTCTGCCGCCACGCTAAGGCGCCCCGGCCCATCCCGGACAGGGTGGCGAAGTCGGCGCCGTTCGCGTCCGTCGCCTGCGCCCAGCCCTTGACGTTCTGGACGGTGCCCTGGAAGAAGCGGACGAGTTGGCCCGTGTTCCACCGGCCGGCGGCCTGGTACGTCGTGCCGTTCTGGTACATGCCGGGCGGCAGCGTGATCGGGAAGAGGAGTTCTTCCATGGCTTACGCGGCCCCGACGGCCGCCCAGACGGCGGGGAGGCCGCCCGAGGCGTAGAGCGTGCGGGCCTCATCCGAGGGCGACGCACGGCACTTCCCCCACTGGAAGTGCGGCATGTCCGGGAAGGTCGTCCAGTCCCCACCCCAGCTGCATCCGGCCGACACGAAGGCGGCCGCGACGGGCGTGTACCACGACGGGTCGCCGCCCGTGAGGCTGCCGTCACTCTGCCGGGTGGGCCACACGGCCCAGCCCCGCGCCCTGGAGATGACGTCGACTGCGAGGCCGTACCCGTGCCACGAGGAGAGCACGCTGGCCGCCTTGCTCGCGCCCCGCTCGAAATACAGCGTCTGGAGGGCCTGCGACCGGAGGGACTCATAGACGTAGGCGTCGACCGTGAGGCTCGACAGGGCCACCAGCACAGCCGCCCGGAACTGGGGCGCCAGGCCGTCCAGCGAGCTGACGACGACGAGATCGCTCGGGCTGCTCATGCGCCCCCCGCGTGGGCCGACTCTGGCGGCGGCCCGTGGTCCCCGTCGTGCCGCGCGAGCCAGCCCTGGATGGGCGACCCGTCGCGGAGGCCCAGGCATGAGGTCACGAGGCCGGCCGTGACGCCCAGGACGCCCGCATCCGGGCCCCAGAACATCTTGACGATGAAGGCCAGCGTGAGGGCCAGCGCGCACACCCGGCTCGCGGAGGCGCTGGCGCCGTCGGCCGAGACCACGGTCGAGGAGACGAAGTGCCAGAGCTTCATGGGCACTCGGCCGCTTTGCAGACGTGGGCGCGGAGCAAGTGTACCACGGTATCCTGCCGGGCCCCGATCCGCGCCAACTCATGCTCCTGGTGCGTGATCTGGCTCTCCAAGCTGGCCACTGCCTGCCCGAACCGGAAGGCCCCAGCCACGAGCGTGCCCGCGAGGCCGACCCAGCCGGCCAGCCGGAGGACGGTCGCCTGTGAGATTCGGTAGGACTGCGGGCTGCGCGGCGCGAACACGGTCAGGCCCGCTCGCCCAATGTGGCCTGGATCGCCGCGAGCTGCTTGTCGACGTCCCGCTGCCACTGCATGAGGGTATTGGCCTGCGACCGGGCGCTCTCGATGTAGATGTCCATGTCGGTCTTGATGCTGCCCACCTGCTCCGCGAGGCCCCGCACCTCTTGGGCGAGGGCCCCACTGGCGCGCACGGCGTTCGCCCCGGTCCGGAGCACGGAGAAGATGATCCCGCAGGCGGCGCACCCCGCGGTGAAAATCTGTGCCCACTGCGCGGCCGACCCCGAGCCGATGGCCACCAGCGTTCCCCAGACGGTCGCCATCTAGCCGCAGTTCCCGTAGTAGGCGCTCCATCCATTCGAGGCCATGGACGAGGTCACCACGCCATCGGCGCGGACGACTTGGAGCGTGTAGGTATAGCTGATCAGGTACTCGAGGATGGACTGCTTGTACGGGATCGCGTCCGAGATGAGCGATGTGCTGAGCGGCCCGGACCAGATCGTTGTGGGGCCGACGGGCGTCCCCGAGATCGTGCCGCTCCGATTCACGCGGAGCGAGTACCCCGTCGTGCCGCCCGGCACCGTCAGACTCCATCCCACGAGCACGGACGCGTCTGCGACCAATCGGCCTTGTGAGCACTGGCCGACGCCGCCCTGCTGCGCGGTCACGCTATTGATCGTCGGCGCAGGCGGGAAGGTCGAGGCGGGCGTCCCCGGCGCCAATAGCATCAGCAAGAGGCTCATCTATCCTTCCGGAGCGCCACGAAGAGCCCGACGCCGACGAAGATGGCGCCCATGACGGCCGCCATGATGTCGTCGGACTGGTGGAAATAGACGAAACTCCCGATGCCGACGAGCACGAAGACGAGGCCCAGTCCGCGTTGCGCCATGGGTCAGCTCACGTTCAGGCTGTAGCCGGTGCACCGCCACGTGGTGCCGTTGTCGTCGGAGCAGAGGACGGTCATGTCCGTCTTGCCCGACCCGGACCACGTGGGCTGCACCCCGCCCGGCCACTTGACCGAGGCGGGCCACGTCAGCGTGATCGCGCCGCCCGCGCCGGAGAGCCGGAACGCGCACACGATGACGTTGCCGCCTGAGGCCGTGGCCGCGGGGACATTGGTGAAGGTGAACGTCGTCGAGCCCGAGAAGGTGAGCGCGAAGTAGTTGGCGACGGAGAGGTCCAGGTTGGTCGCGCCGGTCACCCCCGTCTGCGTGCTCGCATCGGCGGTCGCCGTCTTGAGGTCCAGGCGGCCCGAGAGCGTGCCCCCAGCGAGCGGGAGCGCCGCATTGGCCACGCCCGAGACCGCGTAGACGGTCGAGTCGATCGCGTCCAGGTCGGCGTTGAGGTCGGTGCCCCAGTTGTTGTTGTCGCCCCCAACGGTGGGCTTGGTCCAGCCGTAATTGGTCGTTGTGCTCATGGGCTCACCTTATCCTTGATCACCACGGTACGGTGAATCCGTTGTAGGGGAGCCGCGGCAGCCGCGTCCCCGCGCCCAACTCTTCGCGTTCCTTCACGATCTCCAGGTCGTCGAGCGCGTCCTGGAACCGCTGCTGCCAGAGCGGGAGTCGCTCGTCGTGCTCCATGTACGTCTCCATCTCAGCCAGCGTGCCATACAGGTACAGGTCCGGCGACTCGGTAAAAATCAGGTTCGTGGTATTGGTGGCCGAGAGCGGCACCAGGAACTGGTAGTAGGTGATGTCGGCGGTGTACGTCGAGTCGGGCGGGGGCACGAGGATGATGTTGCCCCCGGAGATGACGCTGGCGTAGCGCGGCCGACCCGCGACGTCGGCATACATCGCCCGGTAGTCGGCCAGCGTCGTCGGCGTGACGATCGTGATGTCGCTGTCGTTGGTCGGGTCGCCCGTGATGAGCCGGATCGAGCGCAACTCTTTACAGTCGCTGGGCAACTGGCACTGCTCGGCGCCGAGCGTGATCGTGGCCCGCACGGTGACGCGGCGGAGTTTCCGCTGGATCTTGGCCTCGCACAGCGTGATGCCGTCCTGGATCGGATTGGTGGTGTTCCCGGCCGGGATGGTCAGCAGGTCGCCCCGGTTCATGAACTGGGCGACCGTGGTCTGGAGCGAGGCATAGTCGACGATGGCCACTAGAGGCGCTCCGTATTGGTCCTGAAGTACCGGTTGTCCGGGTCACGCAGCCATGCGCGGAAGCGTGGCTCGTCGTCCAGGATGCCACGCCGCTTGAGGTCGGTGTAGATGGCGAGCGGGAGGCTGGCCACGCGGCGGGTCTCGGCCCGGGGCCGATAGGTCTCGGTGTTGGCCAGGTACTTGTTGGCCTCGACCAGCGCCGTGACGTCGGTCACCGTCTCGATCGTGGCCTGATCGGTCACGTCGTCGTAGTGAAAGAGCCGCGTGATGCCCATCTCGGGGTTCGAGTCAAACGGACGCGTCGAGATCATTTGAGGCGACTCCCGAGATAGGTGCCGGCCACGGCGGCCAGGAGGGCCACAACGCCCGTGTGGCGCTCAAGGAACGTGGGTTGAAGCCGCGTCAACTGCACGGCTTTGTCGTTGGCGACGAGCAATTCAGCCCGCAAAGCCGCGGTCTCCTGCGCGCAGTCGCCCAGGGCCCGCTGGCAGGCGTGGATCGCGGTGTCCGCGGCCTGGACGAACTCTTTGACGGTCACCGTGTCCGTCAGGTGCCGGAGCACCGTGTCGTGCACCGTCTGGTACTGCGTCACCGTGTGGCGGAGCGTCACGGTATCGTGCTCGACGACGACGTGGAGCGAGTCGGCGTGGAGTTGGTAGCGATGGATCAGACTGTCGTCGTGGGCGAGCAGGAGCTGCGCCACCGCGTCGGCCCTGACGTGCTGCGCGACGCGCTGGCCCACGAGCACGACCACGGCGAGCCCCAGCCCGCCGGCCAGCAGCGCGAGGCGCCAGCCGGCGAACCAGGAGGAGGAACTGCTGACGGTCACGGACCTAGCTCAGGTCCGCCACCAGCCCGTGCGCGTTCTCCGCCGTGACCTTGAGCGCCCATTCCGCGATGATCAGGCGGTTCTCGGCGTCTCCGGTCTTGGCCAGCGGCATCTGCTGGAAGGCCCGGAGGTAGGCGATCTTGACGTACTCCCAGTCGATGAGCCACGCGTCCCGGTGCCGCTGGAAGCGGTTGGGCACGATGGCCAGGGTCCCGAAGTCCGTCACGTACACATCCGCCGCGCCGATGATGGCCGCGGTGACTTCCTGGGTCTGGTAGTAGGTCTTGGTGGCGATCCCACTGAACCCCGAGACGGTCTGTTTCTGCGGCCCGTCGACCATGAGGGTCTTGGGGTTCCCGCCCGCCGTCCACACGAGCTGCGCGGCCGACTTGAGCATCGTCTCGGTGAACGCCACCGGGGTGGTGCCGTCGGTCCGGAGGCTGTTCGGGAGCGTGGTGTAGCTCGGGTTGGCGCCGCCGGCCACGACGTTGGCCACGTTGGTCTTGATCCAGGCCAGCATGGTCGCGGTCGTGCGCGCGGTGGTGGTGTTCCCGGCCAGCGCGATCTGGTTGGTCCCGATCGCGGTGGTCTCGATGTCGCGCTTGAGTTCGGCCGACTTCTTCGCGATCTGGTACGCGATTTCCGACTTCCGGCCCGCCTTGTTCACCAGCTCTTCGGTGCCGGACACGGAGACCGACTTGCGGCTGATCTGCGCGTAGTTCCCGATGCGGACCGTCGCGGTCACGGCATCGTAGCTGCCGGCCAGATCGTCGCCTTCCAACTGGGCGTTCGATCCGCTCGCGGCGGCCAGCGAGTCCTGCTGCCACTCGGTGAAGGTGTTGCTCATGTCATCCCGGCCCGCGTTGGAGATGAACGGCGTCTCCTCGGGCGAGATGTTGTAGATCACATCGGCGAGTTCCTCACGGATGCCCTTGGCGGCGAAGGTCGTGAAGGAATTGGTCAGAATCGTCACGGGTCATACAGTCTCGGGCTTGCGTGGGCGCGGACGCTCCTAGAGGTCCCCCAGCAATCGGTTGGCGATGAGGCCGGCGGCGTCGTCGAGCTTGCCGGTCTTCTTCAGGCGGTTGTACAGCCGCTCATCCTGGGTCACCTGTCGCTTGGTCGCCGCGGCGGGGCCGGGCGAGGCGGACTTGATGACCTCGAGCCGAGCCTGCACGGCGGGGCGGCGTTCCTGCCGCTTGTCCGCCTGCCAGGCCTTGCGGAGGGCCACGATGGCCCGATGATCGTAGAGCGCGTCCAACTCCTCGGCCGTGTACTCGCACTGCTCGATCGCGAAGCGGCGCATGTCGGCCCGCTCCCGGTCGGCCACGGCCGGGTCCTGCCATTCCGGGATTTTGTCCAGCAGCTTCTTGGCCTCGCTCGACCAATACGCCTCCTGCTCGCGGCGGTGGTCGGCGGCGACTTTGGCCTGCGCCTCGCGGGCGCGCTGCTCGAGTGCCGCCACCGTTTTCTTGTGCTCCTGCCACGCAGCGTGCTCGGCCAAGTACTGCTCCGGTGTCAGCACTTTCTGCCGTTCGACCCAGTTGGGTTCGGCCGGCGTCTGCGCCTTGAGCGCGTCCTCGAGCTTGGTCAGGTAGATCGCGTAGTGCTCCCGCTCCTTCTTGACGGCCTGGAACTCGGCCTCGGCCTTCCGGCGCTCCTCGGCCAGGGCCTGCGTCTTCCGCGTGTAGTCGGCCGTGCGCGAGTAGCCTTTGAGCAACTCATCCTCGGCCACCTCCTCGCCGGTCGGCAGCCGGAACCGCCGGACCGGCGGCTCGGACTCCGCTTCGGTCTCCTCCGCGTCGTCCGCGGCCTCCGCGGCGCGGGGCCGGACGATCGGCTCGGGCTCGTCGGCGGCGCCCTCTGGCTCCTCCGTCTCCGGCTCGGGCGGTGGTGCGGGCGCTGCGCGCGGCGCGGCCTTGGCCTCAGCCTCGCGCGGGGCCTTCTCCTTCGGTTGGTCGTCCGTGCCGTCCTCTTTCGAGAGCAGGGCCGCCAACGCATCCTCGGCCGACGCGATGGTCAGCCGGGCGGCCGGGTCCAGTCGGCGGGTGCCGGTGCTGGGCGGGGTGGCCGCACGTGTTCCGGTCATAACCTACGCTCCGGTACAGGGTTGGAACAACATACGCATTCGCCTACCGCGCCGCCAGCGGCCGGTACTTGGCTTCGGCCGATCGCTCGCGCTCCGCTTTCTTCTGCTGGTCGGCCAGCGTCTGGGCCGCGCGCTCGCCCTGGCCGACCAGGGCCCGCAGCCGCTCCCGCAGCTTCTCGATGCCCTGGGCGATCCCCCAGATGGCGCGGAGATCGTCGTTGGTCGACTTGGCCTCCTTGAAGCGCGAGAACTGCGCGGCCTCGATGCTGGCCAAGACGGCGGTGACCTGCTCGTCGTCGAGCAGGCGTTGCGCGGTGCGGCCGTCCAGGACTTCCTGTTCCAAGCTCATACGCCACTGACTCCGGGTGCGGGTTGGTCAGATTGGTCCGATCCCTGCGCGGCCTGCTGGGCCGCCTGTTGCTGCTCGAACTGCTGCTGCTGCTGCGCCAAGGCCTGGTCGTGCGCCTGTTGGTGCATGGCCAGCGCCTGGCCGTGGGCCTGGTCCTGCGCGGCGAGCCAGCGCTCCTGCGCGCTGGCGTCCGCCTCCATCTGCTGCTCGCTATAGGTCGCCTTGTACTGGGCGTCGATCGCGTAGCGGCGGAGGGTGAAGTCGTCGGCCGCTTTCTTCAAGGCGATCTCGTTGTCCAAGATGAGCTGCTTCTGCTTGAGTTGCAGCTCGGCCTCCTTGATCGCGAGCATCCGCTGGGACTTCTCCTTCTCGATGGCCAGCATGCCCTCGGTCTGGATCATCTCCGGCGTCGGGCCCGGCTGCTGGGGTGCCGGCGGCTGCCAGTCGGGCGGGACCTCCTTGAAGAACTGGGAGGCGTCGGGGAAGCCCTTGAGCATGGCGATTTGCGCCAGCGTGTCCCGGTACTGGGCCACGGTGACCATCGGGTTGGCCGTGCCGAACTGGGTCAAAATGTCCTTCTGCTCGGCCGCGATGGCGAGGAGGGTCTGGATCTTCTCCTCGGTGAGCCCGTTTCCCAGGCCCACGTTGACGCGGACGTCCATGTCGGCGTCCCACGCGCGGGGGTCGACGTCGACCCACTTGCCGCGGAGTCGCACGGTGCGTTTCTGGGGCGCGTGCTTGACCAGGAGCTTCAGGAGCCCGGTGAACAGGTCCCGCATGGTCTCGGCCAGGAAGCGGACCAGCATCTCCTGCTGCGCTTGCGTGGCGTTGATCGCGGCGGTGACCGCCTCTTTGGTGCTCGACTGGAGCGCGTCGGCGTCCAGGCCGTTCACGCCCGGGCTCTGGCCGGTTCGCTGCTCTTTGACCTCGTCCAGGTACTGGAGCACGCCCAGGCCGTCGCGGCCCGTGAAGGGCGTAATGAGCGGCTGGACGGCCTGCTGGATGTTCGACGTGCCGCGGACGCGGATCGGGCCGCCGATCTCGGTGTTCAGGATGTCGGCGACGCTGACCGCGCCCTCCAGGTACGCCGTGCGCGGGAAGATGGAGGCCGAGAGCGAGTCCAGCACGCCCCGCATGATGTTGGACTGCATGGCCTGCAGGTCCATCGTGCGGTCGGCCCAACTCTGCCCCAGGAGCGTATGGGGCTCGGGGTCGGGGCAGAAGATGGCGAAGGGCCGCTCGTCCACGGGCTCGTTGGCCACGACGTGGTAGCCCAGCCCCATGGTGCAGACTTTCCGCAGCTCGGCGACGCCGTCGCCGTCGTAGTCGACGTGGACGTAGGCCTCGCAGTAGAGGATCTCGTCGTTTTCGGGGCCGGTGGGCACGTCCATCGTGGCTCCGGCCTCGATCACTTGGCGGCGGGCGATCTGCTCCAGGTTGTTCCGGAGGGTGACGTCGTCGGCCTGGTGCTCGGCGATCAGGGCCTCGTCGTAGCCCATGGCGACGAGTTCGCCGCGGCGCTTGTTGGTCCGGTGCGCGATGCAGGTAGCGTGCGAGAGCGAGCGGGCCTCGCGCGAGAAGACGAACTCTTCGGGCGGGAGCATCCAGACGCGGGGGCGGCCGTCTCGCTCGACGCGCGTGCACTCGACGGTGTAGAGCGGGACGTGCGGCGCCTGGCCGGGCAGGGACTCGGGCGGCTCGTCGGCGACGTCGTCGGGGACCTCAGGCCTCCGGGGCGTGCCGGGCGCGATCTCGGGCTCGGCGCCGCTCGCCGGGTCGGTCGGCCCCAGGGGCAGCTTGCCGCCGCTCGCCATCGGGAGCGCGTCGGCCGGCGCCCAGCCGGACTGGACGACGCGGGTGATCGTGACGTCGTCGTCGTCCTCGAGTTCTTCCAGGCCCGCGTCGTCGACGTTGGTCAGCCGATAGGCCTGCGTGGTCTCGCTGTCGTCCCACGCCCACTTGTAGACGCCGACTTTGCGGATCAACCCGTCCTTCAAGACGCCGTAGGTCAGCTGAAACCCGCGGTTCTCCTCGACGAAGACGTGCTGGACGTAGTCGGTGGCCTGCTGGGCCATGGCGACCGCGTCGGGGCGGCGGGGCTCGAATTCGACCACGCGGTCCGAGGAGAAAAAGACCCGCATGATGGGCGGGATGACGGCCAGGACGCTGTCGCGGACGACGGAGAGGACGACCTGGCTCCGGCCTTCGGTCTCGTTCCCGAAGGGCTCGGCCAGGTAGTACTTGGTGGCGACGGCCCGACGAGGCGAGAGTTCGCTGTCGGTGAACGTGATGCAGTCGACGAGCATGGCCGAGACGTTGGCCTGCAGCTCCTCGTCGTCCATGAGCGTGCCCGGCCGGGCGATCCCGGCGCCTTTGGCGGGCCGTCGGTTGCCGGTCTGGGTGCGGAGGTCGCCCGAGCCGGCGCGGAGGGTGGTCGCCATGGGCTAGACGATCCCCGCGAGGCGGCGGCGGAGGGGTTCCCGCCAACTCGTGCGGGTCCCGCTGGCCTTGTCTGAGCCGAAGGCGGCGGAGACGGCCATCCCGGCAAAGGTCAGGACGAAGGCGTCGGCCAGGTCGGGCGAGCCGCCGGTGCGCTTCTTCATGTCTTCCTTGCCCTCGACCTGGATCTTGCCGGAGGAGGAATAGCGGTACTTGACCGCGACCAGTTCCGCGCCCAGCGCGTCGTCCCCGCCCAGGTTGCAGGCGAGGCCGGCGAACCACTCGCGCGCCTCCCACCACAGCTCGGCCCGGAGGTTCAGGAACCGCTCTTTCAGGGCCGGGGACTCGCTCACATTGATGTCGCGGGCCGGCAGGCCCATCTCGCGGAGCCGGTCGGCCACGCCCGCACCGAGCCCGATCGCGTCCACGCAAATCTCTTCCGGCCGCTCGGAGAACCGCGGGATGGCGTCCCACTGGGCTTTGACCAGCCCGCAGACCTCCATCGTGTCCTTGCCGTGCCAGGACTGGACGGGCTCGAGCAACGTATTGCCCTGCCGTTTGGCGAGCGCGGTGCGATCGCTGCCGAACCGGGCGCAATCCAGGCCCCAGATCGGGGTGACCGGGGAGGGCCGGACGTCGCGGCGGAGCGCGGCCTCCTTCAACTCGAACGGGATGAGCGTATCGTCATCGGCCTTGGGGAAGAGTCCCAGGACGCGGACGCGGTAGGCGTTCGAGTCCTGGCCGTAGCGGGTAATGACCTCGCGGATGAAGTCCCGGCTGCAGCGGGGCGAGTCTTCGGCGTTGACGCGGATGCGGTACCAGTCGGTCAGGACGCCCGGCTTGTTGTGCGTGTCCCAGAAGAGACCGCTCGAGCGGATGCCGTTCCCGGCCAGCACCGTCGTCGCGCTCTCGCCGGACATGGAGCCGATGGCGGCCTGATAGACCTGTTCCGGGATGCCGGAGGCCTCGTCGCAGATCAAGAGCACATGCTCGGCGTGGACGCCGGCCAGGGCTTCCGGGGTGTCCGGTCGGCTCGTGCGGAAGGAGGCGAAGCTCTCCTCGGGGGCGGCGCTCAGCTCGATGCGTTCCGCCTTGACGTCGAAGAGGCCTTTGACGAAGGGCGGGAGGCGGCCGAGCCAGGTTTTGGTCTCGTTGGCGAGCGCGTCGAAGAGTTGCGCCGAGGTGGGCGCGGTGCAGACGCATTTCTGCGGGAACCGGGTCGCGCACCACCACACGATGGCCCAGGCGAGCCCCGTGGTCTTGCCGACGCCGTGGCCCGAGACGATGGAGATGCGCCGGGTGCCCTTGGCGATCTCCGTCAGCATCTCCGCCTGGTGCCACTCGGGCTCGGCGCCCAGGACTTCGCGGACGAAGAGGACGGGATCGTCGCGGTAGCGGGCGAGCCATTCCTGGAACGGGTTCTCGGGTCGGACGGCGGCGGCCATGGGGCGCTACTGCACGGTCACGGCGCAGGTATCCGACTGGCCGTCGATGGTGCCGGTGATGGTGGCGGACCCGGCGGCGAGGCCGGTGACGTTCCCGCTGTTATCGACCACGGCGATCGTGGGGGCGGAGCTGCTCCAGTTGGCGAGCTTGCCCGGGATGGGCTGGCTCGTGTCCGACGTCGCGTACGCCGTGCAGGTCAGGGTCGAGACGGAGGGCGGGGACGCGATCACGGTCAGGGCACAGATCGCGGAGACGCTATTGTTGGCCGAGTCCTCGACGGTGATGGTGCAGGTGCCGACGCCGACCGCGGTGACGACGCCGGTCGCGTTCACCGTGGCGACCGCGCTGTTGCTCGTGAGCCAGGTGACCGGTTCGCCGACCATGACGGTCGAGGTCTGGTCGTAGATCGTGCCGGTGAGCTGCAGCGTCTGGATGACGCTGATGGTCTGACTAGTGGGGCTGCAGGTCGCGGTCGTGGGAACCGAGGCAGCGGCGCCCCAGGGGCCGGTATCGCCGACCCAGGTGGGGTTGGTGAGGACCAGGCCTTGGGACCCGATCAGGGCCGCGGCGGTCGAGGGCGAGGAGCCCGAGGTGGCGTCCGAGAGGAGCCACGCCGCCACGCCGGTCGCGTCGTTCGAGAGCGGGGCCGAGGTCTTGTTGGCGGTGTTGTCGGAGAGGATCTCCAGGCCGGCGTAGACCTGCGCGGTCTGGGTCCACGCGCTCCCGTGGCCCGTGCCGGACAGGTCTTTGTTGAGCGTGACCATGCCGTTCGAGCCCGGGGCGGGGAAGAAATTGGTGCCCCCGTTGACGGCCGAGCTGCCGGACAAGGCCGAGATGATGGTCCCGTTCGACTGGTAGACGTTGACGTGCTGGGCGTTGTTGATGATGTCGATTTCGCAGATGAGGTAGTTGCCGTTGGCGGGCAGGTTGGTCTTGGCGCCGTTGGCGCCGCCGTTCGAGCCCACGCCGGGGACGTACCACCGGAGTTGAATGTTGCCGGACCCATCGGTCTGCCAGCCGACGGCGATTTTGACGTTGGTGCCGGTGCCGTCCTGGTCGATCGAGAACACGGCGGCCGAGGCGGAGGAGCCCAGACCGTTCAGGGCGTCCACTTTCTGGCACCACTTGAAGAGGGCCTTGGTCTGGAGGGACGCGACGGCCGTGATATTGGCCGAGAGGCCCTTGCCGTTGGACGGGAGGGAGAGGGCGCCGGCGCTCATCGGGTGAACTCCTTATTTGACACTGACATAGAGCGAGTCGAAGTCCCAGTAGGTGCCACCGGCGGGCGGGTTGTTGCTGCCGCCGCCATAGGTCGGGTCGAACTCGAGGTAGGACCACTTGGTGGTCTCGCCGCTATTGAAGAACTGGATGCTCGAGTCGTTGCAGATTTGGACGCCGTCGAGCCAGGCCTGCGCGGTGCCGGTGGCTTGGCCCGCCGTGGCTTCGGCGGTCAGGACCCATTCCAGCGTGTGCCACGCGCCGCCGGTGAGCTTCCAGGAGGCCTGCGGGTTGTTGCTGTTCGGGTGGTTGGCGCCGTTCGGGCTCTGGAGGGCCAGCTCGGCGTAGCAGGTCGTCGGCGGCCCGCCGTCCACGCCGGCGTAGAAGCAGTGGTTTTGCCCACTGCCGACGGAGCGGGGGAAGACGATCTTGCACGAGACGTTGCCGTTGGTCGTGAACGCGGGATCGTAGCGGATGCGCATCCGGAGGTAGACGACCCCGGTGCCCGCGCTCGAGAACGTGTTGGAACTGAACCGGACGGGCGAGTAGCCGCCGGTGGTGTTCGGGGCGTAGTAGATCCGGTAGCCGGGTCCGTCCGGGCAGAGGTACAGGTTGCCCATGACCTCGCCGTGCCCGCTGGTGGCCGGATAGGCGTCGGTGCCCTTGGCGCCGGCCGGGGAGGACCCCGTGAAGGTGCATTGGCCGTTCTGCCACGGGGTATTGGGCGCGGTGGCGGGTGCGACGGTCAGGCTCCCGGTATTGATCACCGTGGTCATGCCCGCGGGCTCGTTGGTGCCCGGGGCGGCCTGCACGGTGACGGCGCAGGTGCCGGTGACGCTCGTGCCGACGATGGTCCCGGTAATCGTGGCCGCGCCCGCGACCCCGACGGTGACCACGCCGGTCGAGGCGCCGACACTGGCCACGGTGGACGCGCTCGAGGCCCAGGTGACCGTATAGCCGCCGATCGGGTTGTGGTTCTGGTCCTGCATGGCGCCGGTGACCGTGAAGGTCCCGCTGCCGACGTTGACGGTGGTCGAGGACGGCGTGACCACGAGGTACGTGGGCACGAGGTTGGTCTGGTGGGACAGCGTGAGCGTGTGCGGGGCGACCACCACGTGGTTGGTGCCGCCAGCCGGGATATTGACCGTAATGGTCGCCGTGGCGTTGTACTGCGGGCGGCCCGCGACGCTGGCCGTAATGGTATAGGTCCCGTTCCCGGTGCCGGAGACGAGCCCCGCGCTCGTCACCGTGCAGTTGCTGCCCCCGGTCGAGGCCCAATTCATGGTCGGCTGCTGGGCCATGGGCAGGCTCGAGGCGTCGAGCGCGGTCGCCACGAGTTGCACAGTGCCGGACAGCGTCGTGATCGACCCCGACGTGGGGCTCATGACCACGGAGGTCAGGACCTGGCCCCCGTGGGCCAGCGTCAGCGTCTTGGGGCTCATGACGACGTGGTTGGCCGCGGGCAGCACCGCGAAGGTCACCCGCCGGCGCGTCAGCCGTTTGGCGATCTCCTGGTCGACCTCGGCCTGGCTGAACAGATCCCGGAAATCGATCATGGCGCCCTCACGCGGCCGAGTAGGAGACGACGGAGGCGCCCAGGGTGCCCCCGGACTTGACCCGGAGGAGCCCGCCAGGCCAGCTGGTCAAGGGCACGGTCGCGCTGAACCCGGTCACGGACCAGACATTGGACGACCGGACGTAATTGCCGATATTGGTCGGGTCCACGCCCGGCGTCGGGTCCAGGAACCACCACTCGACCTGCGCCCCCGTGGTCAGCGTCTGCACGAGCACCGTCAGCGTCTCGATCGCCACGCCCTGGGAGCCTTGGCCCGTCGTGGACGGCCCGCACATGCCGAAAAAATCGGGCGCGTACTGGCCCGCCGTGACCGGCACCTGGTACGTCAGGGTCCCGCGAAAGAGCGCCCCCGGCACGGCTCGCCGCCCCGGCGGTCAGTCGGCCGAGTACATGAAGGTCGTGCCCGGCGTCCCGATCGTGTCCCCGTGCGTCCCGTCCGACTTGCACCGGAGCAGCGCCGCCGGATAGCTCGCCAACGCCGTCGTCGTCGACCCCAAGGCCGACAACCACGACGCCACCCCCAACTTATAGTTGGTCAGGGTCACGTAATCGGTCGCCGACGGGTCCCAGAGCCACAGCTCCATGGTCGCCCCCGTCGTCAACGCCGTCACGCACCCCGTGACGCCCAACAGCGACGTGTTCCCAATCCCCACCGATGAGATCGCTGGCGCCAGAAACACCTGGTCCTGCGCGTACCGCGTCGCCGCGTACCCCGTCGCCGCCGTCCCCGTCGTGATCGTCGACGGCACCTTGGGCGTCACCGGCACCGTCACCAAGTTGCTCCCCGTCGCCGTCGACGCCGTACAGGTATACAACGTCCCCGAGATCGTGAACGTGTCGCCGTAGTTGATCCACCCCGTCAACGACACCGTCCCCGTGAGCACAATGCTCGTCGCGTTCTGCGCCGTCGACCCCGACGTCTGCAACGTCCCACTCACCGACAACCCCGGCCCCGGTACCAGGAAACTCACCTTCCCCTTGTACTGCGCCGCCATACCACCCCCACTCCACCCGTGCCGCGGTCCCCTCCCCACCCCCTCACTGGCGCGATGCTGCCACCAGCCCAGTCTATTTTACCGTGTTTCTCGGCACCCGCCCCGCCAGTATCACGCCAGCCCTTTGACTTAACCGCGCCTATAGAGGGTCAACGAAACGCCGCTGGCAGTCCATTGCAACGTCTGTGAAGCGGCCGCCCCCTACCACCCCGGTTGGGTCCTGTGAAGGGGGGGGGTCCGCAATCCTGGCGCGGCGCAACTCGCGAGCTGCGTTCGACGTCGCTGGCATGTTTCGCTCGATACTCCGTCATCGGATTACTGGCGAGAATGGTAGTTCTCAGCACTAACCACCCCGTTAACCCCCTCTCCTGACACTCAACACTGCATACTCCACTGCAGCACCCCGCCACTCAAGGAACGTGCACGCGCGCATCCGCCGCTTCTCTGCCCGGGTCGGCCCATTAACTGCAGAGTGGGAAGTGGTTGAAGAGGGAGCTGTCGATCGAAAGCGCTCCGATCTGACGCATGCCACTGAGGCCGTATAAAGCTCAAGCGCCATAAAGGCGCCCACTGGTGAGGGGAATTGCGCTCCCCAAGGCGCGGGTACTTCCGGGCCCTGCATCGAACTGGTCTGCGGGCTTGAGTTGGTAGGGCTGCTCGTACGCATTGGCGGTCTTGACCGCACTGGCCCGCAACGCGTCCAGGTGCAGCAGGTTGGCATTGACAGTGACGGTCACAGCGGGCTTCTGGTCTCCCAACTCTGACGGGTTCCATCGCGTGGCCGTCCAATGGCGGACATCGGCGCGGGCTTTTGCACGGGCCACATCTTCCTTCGTGACTAGCCCTTCCCGCTCTTCGAGGCTATCGACGATCGCCAGGGCTTCCTCGACCATCGCGTGCGCACCGTCGGGCCGGGCGCCGGCGAGCCGGCGGGACACTTCATCCCGGCCGAAGCGTTGCCACAGCGCGGTCATTACCTGGCTGCGCTGCACCTCGGCGCTCGCCGTGGCGTTCAACTCTTTGACCAAGCTAGTCAGCGTGCCACCGCCCGCGACCCAGTCGCAGACATAGTCCAGCTCGGTTGCCCCGTCGACGCCAGCGGCGCGCATCTCACGCGCCCGTTGCTCCAGCTCGAGCGCGGCCGCGCGCACGCGGGGACGGCCGGCCATCAGCGATTCGCCTCACGCGCGTGATAGGCCCCACAGGCCTCGGCGGTCTCCCCGCCGCACGCGACGCACCGCCTCATCGCTTCCCCCGCTTCTTGCCCTTGCCCTTCCGCTGGACGGCGTAGGCGATGGCCACCGCTCGACGCTGCGGCTTCCCGGCAGCCATCTCCGTCTCCACATTGCGGCTGAACGCCGCGCGGCCCTTCCCCTTGGCCAGCCGGCTCATCAGAACGCGGCCACTTCGGACAGGTCGTACCCGACGCCCAGCGTCGCCGTGCCGGTCGCCAGCGTCGTGCCCCACAGCACCCGAATCCCTTCGTTGGCCTGGAGCGTGAGCGGCGCGCAGTAGAGATTGACGCCGGCGTTGTACAGGTCGCCGACCACGTTGGTCCCGATAATGCCGAGCGCGACCGACGAGCCCAACGGCATCGCGCCGAACGGCTGGCTGTCCTGCGTGCCCGTGCCGCCCGAGAGCACCGTGGCGGGCGCCGTGGCGTTATAGATCGAGATCCCGACCCCGATCGAGCCCGAGCCCGTCTTCATGCTGTTCGAGCCTGTGGCCGACAACGTCGCCGCCGTGCCGTTGGTCGTATCGCCGACCGTGAAGCTCCGGACGACGTAGCAGAGCAGCGGCGTGATCGTCTGGACCGTCACCGCGGTCGTGGTCGTCACGATCGCCCATACGCGGGTCACGACGAGCGTGTTGGCCCCGGTGTACCGCAAGCTGTTCTGGATGCCGTTGGCGATCGCGCCCGCGGCGTTGCCCGGCGTAAAGACCCGGTAATGCCCCAGCGTCTTGCCGCCCGTATTGACGTCCAACGGCCGGTGCGCCGTCCGGAGCGCCCAGTACGTGGGATCGATCTGCGCCTGCAGCGTGCCCGCGACCGCGGCGGTCGCTTGGTTGCCTGATTCAAGTGTCGACATGGTCGCTACTTAGACTCCGAAGCCGGTCGAGCGTGAGGAAGAGACGACGGGAACACCGAGAGACGCAATGCCAGGGCGCATCAGCCGTCGCCCCCGTGACTGTCGAGACACGAGAGCACGACCTGGTCGAAGACCGCCTGCGCCTGGCCCGGGACCAGCCCCACCGCCGTATACGACCCGAAGACCGTCGTGGCCGGCACCGTCGGGAGCGGCGCGCGCGTCGGGAACGTCACCGCGTTGGCCGCCGCCACCACGAAGGCGTCACAGGTCACCGTGACGTTGCCCAGCGTGACCGCCGTGGCGTCCGAGTAGGTCGCCGCCAGCTTGGGCGTCACATACACCCGGCAGGTGTTCCCCGACGCATAGGCGATCTGCGTGCAACTGTAGGTCTGCGCCGAGACCGTAAACGTCTCGCCCGGCATGATATAGCCGGTCATGCTCGCGGTGCCCTTGAGCAGGATCGACGGGCTGTTGATCGTGTTGCCGGATCCGCTCGTCTGGATCGACCCCGTGGTCACGAGACTCCAGACCCCGGTCAGGCTGATCGTGTCCCCGGGATTGATCGTCCCCGTACACGTCCCCGCCCCGATCGTGATCAGCCGGTCGCCCGCCGCGGCCGCCACCGTGACGTTGGGTGACGTCGCGATCGTGAGCCCCGCCGTCGCCACCACCGTGTTGAACGTCCCCGGCACCCCGGCGTTCGAGGCCACCGAGCTGCGGCTGCTGCTGATGATCTGGAGCACCCGCGCATGCGCCGTCTGCTTCGTGGCCGCACTGGCCTGCTCCCACGGCAACCCCACCGTCCCCGACAACTGCGTCAACGCCTGCTGCTGCGCCTCATACGCCACCATCGCGATGTTGCGCGGACTCATCTTCATACGTCGCTACCTCTCGATGCGTCCAACGGTAGATGGCGCAGCGGGTTAGCCCCGCGCCTTGTGCAAATGCTTCTTCGCCGTGGCAGGGAGCGCCGCGGTCAGTCCTTTGTTCTCCGCTATATGCAGAATGCGGCGGTGGATGTCGCTCACGTTCCCGCCCTTCACCTTCCCCGCCAGGTCCCACGCGGCCTTGACGCTCCGCGCATCCGTGATCGGCTCGGACCCGTGCGGCCCGGCATGACTCTCGGGCCGCTTCCGCGCCGCATTCAGCTTGGCCGTCCGCCCCGTGGCCATGGTCAAGGCACCTTGTTGGGCACCTGCCCCACCAGCTTGGGGTTCCGCTTGGCCACGTAGAACCCCGTGACAAACCCGGCCACCGCGAAGACCACGGCAATGGTCACATACGTCAGCACGTCTGCCTCATGGCTACGAGAATGCCCCGTGCCGGGGCGGAAAGGGCCCCAGGAGCCACGATCGGGCCCTGGACGACGCCCAGCACTAGGACGCGGCCGGCGGGGCGCTCAGCGCCCCCAGCGCGGTCGAGGCCGCTTGAATGGCTGAGGTCGCCGAGCCCAGCGCCGTGATGGCGGTCTGGACGTCGGTGTCCGGCGTACTGGGCACAGCGGCCGGGAGGGCCGCCACAGCGGCCTGTAAGGCCGACACGGCCGCGGCGAGCGCGGCGGTCTGGGCCTCGAGAGACGTGGTGAGACTCATGAGCGATGCCTCAAGACGATGGAGCGTGGAGAGAATCTCATGCTCGGAGAACACAACGGCCCCCGAACCGCTGGGGCCGCTAGTGCTTGAACGTGGCCGGGATACCCATCCCAGCGCCCTTGGTCGCTTCCTCGCTGACCCGGCGAACGTGGGCCTCGCCCTGGCCCGCACCGATCATCGCCGTCGCCAACGCACGCCCCGTCTGGTTGGTCGGGCCCTTCTCGAACTCCCCGTTGCCCCCCTCGCTCGTGTGCGAGATTGGAAAGTCCTTGGTGCGGCTCATGGAGACCCGGCCCTCCTGGCCCGGCTGGTTCTTCCGGCCCATGCCGCCCGACGGGTGCTCCTTGCCGAACGCGGGACCCGGATGCTTCTCGATCTTGGCGGGCGCGGACTGCTTGAGGTGCTCCACCGTGCCGAAGGGGCCGGACTTGTTGCCGAGTTTCGCCATACCGTCCTCGAGGACCAGACGAGCGGGTGAACGACCGAGGCGCAGGCGTGGCCGGCGCCAGACGGCTCTACGATACCACCGGGCCAGCCACGGCGCAAGATGACAGGGCATGGCGTGCGACGGGGGCACCGCTGGCGGCGCGAGGCGCGCTGGCGCAAATTGGCCCTTGACGGATCGCGGGAGCGGCAGTATTCTCGTGCTCCGCAACGTGAACGTGTGTGAACATTCTGCGAGACGACGCTGCATGACGCGACTGACGCGCCGCCAATTGTATCAACGCCGGAGCGGCCTGACCCAGCGACAACTGGCCCAGGTGCTGGGTCTCTCCGTCGGTCAGGTGAACGGCCTCCTGCAAGGCCACAAAGGCCGCGCGCCCCGGCCCCGCACCCGGCAGGCCATGCGCCGGATGGCGGCGCTGTTGGGCGTGAGTGCGCAGGCGCTGTGGGGGCCGCAGAGTTTGCGCCCGATCCGCTGGACCGAGTACCCCTAATTTGCTGCACGCGATTGCAGCGCGGAGGACTGACCCGATGGCCGATCCCGTTGTCGCTCGGACCACCCAGACCTACGCCCCGATCCCCGAGGGCGAGTACCAAGCCGTCTGCGTCGACGTCATCGACCTGGGCCGGCACCTGAACGAGCAGTATGCCCAGATCCAGCCCAAAGTCGCGCTCATCTTTCAGCTCGTGGACGAGCACGGCGCGCGGCATGAGCTGGCCGAGTGGTTCACCGTCAGTATGGGCGACAAGGCCCGACTGCGGGCCTTCCTCGAGCAGTGGCGGGGGCGGCGCTACACGCCGGAGCAGCTCGCGGCCGGCGTCCCGCTGGACAAGCTGACGGGCCAGAACGCCTACATCACCGTCCGGCACAATCGGGTCAACGACAAAGTGTTCGCCAACGCGTTCAATATCCGGCCGCTGGGCAAGCGCGACCCGGCGATCACAGCGACCGGCTACACCCGGGCGCCCTACTGGGAGACCGTCCGCGCCAAAGCGATTCCTGAGGACCCGTCGCCCGAGCCGGATACCGATGACGGGCTGCCGGCCGAGGACGATTCGGACCTAGCATTCTAATGCGACGCAGCCTACCACTTGTGCGGCAATCGGGCATGCGTCAATCCAGCGCATCTCGAGCCGGTAACGCCCAGAACCAACGTCCTGCGAGGGGAAGGCTTAACCGCTCGTCTCGCACGCGTGACACATTGCCCAAGGGGCCATGAATACACGGAAGCCAACACGCGCCACTATGAAGGCGAGCGGCACTGCCGCGCATGCGCCCGTGAACGTCAACGCAGATTATTTGCGCAACGGCGCATGCGCGCGGGCACCCCGTGAGTCCTGACCGCGTGGTCGCTAAGACAGGCGTGAGCGACTTTGAACCCGATTCTCACGACAGCCTGATCCAATCTTATGCTGAGATCGGGCAGCGGTGGGCACCTCTTTTCGCCAGGTATGGACCGGGCAACGTCACAGAAAGACTTTTCAAATCCCTTGTCTCTTCTATCGCGGTCGAAATCCGCGACGGCGCAGCCGCGGAGGGCCAGAAGATCACGGACGGGGCGACCGAGGCGCGGGCGTATGCGGACCCGCGGACCAAGGCGATGCTGGACGAGATTCTGTTCGGCCGCGTGCAGTTCGCGCAGGCCGAGTGCGATCTCGAGATGGTGAAAGAGAAATTGCGGCGGCTGGACGCCGTGACGCGCAGAGGCATCTAAGAACCAGCAACAGATAGCGCCGTACGAAGCGGGTGGGCTGAAGGGGCATGCGTTATCTTCGGGAGATAAAGTCGCAAGCCTGGCAGGTGCGTGACCACCCGCGACACCGTTGGGAGATGGGCTGATGGGGTAGTGTTCTCCTTGCATAGACGCTGCCCCGCAAACGTGACCGTTTCCTGTCACCGATCCACTTGGGAGTCGTGATGTCGCAGCATAGTGCACTGGTCGGCCTCAGCCGGACTGCCACGCCGCAGGCAGAGCCCTTTCCTCCATGCGGCGGCGCAAGGGTTGGCGCTCGATGGGTTTCTACTGTACACGGACAACGAGACGTGGGCGGGGCAGCAGCATCCGGTCGAAGCACTCCGGGTCTACCGGCGTCAGCGCGCCGCGAAGCTCGTCAACATCGCCTTTACCGCAACGGGTTACAGCGTCGGCGACCCGGACGACGCTGGGACGCTCAACGTCGTGGGCTTCGATGACGCCGTGCCGCAACTCGCGGCCGACTTCGTGCGCCCCGGCTGGAGCCGCTAAAATGAGCGCCTACTGGCAACGCCTGCTGATCGGCTTCGACATTTTCGCCAACGTGCTGTTGGGCGGGCAGTTGGACGAGACTATCAGCTCGCGCGTCCAGCGCATGAGCACGGCGCACCACGGCTGGGCGCGCGTCTGGCGCTGGCCACTGCTGCTCCTGGCCAAACTCGTGCTCGGCGCCCTGGACTGGATTCAGCCCGGCCATGGCGTCATCGCCGAGATCGACGACGCGGCGCGGGCCCAGGCGCTCGTGCGACTCGAACGAGCGGTCATTCCGCGCACGTCCGCTACATCCTAGGTTTCCTTCCCCCTTTTCTGGAGCACCCCATGCAACAGATCCGGCAAGGCGATGTCCTGATCGTTCCCGTTGAGCAGGTCCCCGCGACTGCGAAGCCCAAGCCCACGCAGGACCGAGTGGTGCTGGCCTACGGCGAAGTCACTGGCCACCATCATTCCTTCGACGCCAGCGCGGGCGGCGTGGCCCTGCTCGAAGTGCCGGGCGCGGTCGTCGAGGAAGTGTACGTGACGGTGGACCGACTCTCGGCGTTGGAGCATCAGGAACACGGCACGGTGCTGGTCGAGCCGGGCGTTGGGCGGGTGATTCGCCAGCGTCAGTACGCGCCGGCCGAGATCCGATCGGTGGCCGACTGATGGCCAGAAAGGAGAAATATGAGTTGCTCCCTGAACATCGGGAGCAGCTCACCCCCTGGGCCGCGCAGTGGATCGCGAACGCGATGTCGACGGCGCCGATGACCGAGGCCGATCGGGCGGCCTGTCGGGACGCCGTCGTGCGGATGTACCAAGCCGCCAAGCTCGTGCCGCCCCCGGCCCACCGGATCGTGTTTGTGCCGTCGCCCTTCGTGGCACGATTCGCTGGCGGCTTCGCAGTGTGGATCTGGCGCTGCCGCCGTGCGGGGAAGCAGTCCCCTGCGTGGGCCGCCACGGAGGCCGCCGCGAGGGACGCCACGGAGGCCGCCACGAGTGCCGCCACGTGGGACGCCACGTGGGCCGCCACGTGGGACGCCACGGAGGCCGCCACGTGGGACGCCACGGAGGTCGCCACGAGGGACGCCACGAGTGCCGCCACGGAGGCCGCCACGTGGGACGCCACGTGGGACGCCACGAGGGACGCCACGTGGGACGCCACGGAGGCCGCCACGTGGGACGCCACGGAGGTCGCCACGAGGGACGCC